GATTTACTATAAAAAGTTACAAATATTATTCGGGCAGGACAAAGACATTAAAATGGATTTTGACAATGATACGCTGACTGTCAAAATGTATATCAACAGTCAGGACAAGTACGAGGCTTTATCCCAGCTCTTGCCCGCCGAAAAGCAACTTGGCAATGTAACGCTGAAAATTCAGCTTATTCCCGCCAATCTCAATGTTTCAAAAGTTGACTTACTCAGAAAAGCATTTAATGGCAATCCAATCGTAACGGATATTATCTCAATATCCCGCGACGTTCTTGAAACCACAAACGATTTCAACTATGTCGTTTTCAAGAGAGGGGTCGTGCAATACCACGATGATTCTTTAGGCGACCCACACGGGAATTGTTCAACTCTTTATCAAGAGATTGCCAAAGAGGTATTTGAGGATTGCGGCGGAATTTATTTTTGCACAGACCAATTCGAGTAATAAAAAGAAAGGAGGGCGGCAATGTCAAAAAAGAAGAAAAAATCCCAAAACAATTATATAAAATCTGTTGAAACAAACAATGCGGTACAGACAACCGCCCCGACAGCAGAATTTAATTCATATTCAACAAGCCAATCATTGTCTTACTATTATTTTGGTTTGGATATATTGGAGTTATATGATGCCAAACAACTTATGGCGATGATACGTGACCCAATGGGGCATAATAAAGAACTCCGTGAAATTGCGCGTATGTTATACAACACAAATGGCACTTATACTCATACCATAGATTATCTTACTGCAATGTTGACATTGGACAAGGTTATTTCTACAAGCGGAAAAAGTAAATCTAAGAAAAAGAAAAATCAGGAAGCAATGAACTCAACGTTGAAAATGATTAAAGACAAGGAATTTATTAGAGATGCTTTATGGCGTGGTATGGTAGATGGAATTGCCTTTTATTATTTTGAAACGGTGCAAAGACCGATAAGTAATCAAAAATACTACAATGATTTTGATATTTCTTCTATTGTCGAAATTAACGATGCAGAAATTAAAGCGTCAATTATTCCATTGCCAACTGATTACACTCGGATTATACATAGACGGAATAATTATTATCAAATAGCTTTTAATTTGGATTATTTTCTACTTAATTCCAATGAACCTGTTGAGCGCAAATTAAGAAAGTTCCCCAAAGAAATCCGAGATGCTTATTACGAAAGAGACAAACAAGGATTTAAGGAAAATGGTAATTGGGTTGCGTTAAACGTAAAGAATACACTTGTTCATAAAATACGCAGTGAAATGAGTGAGCCGTATGGTAGACCACTTGTATTAGCCGCAATCAATGACATTTTATATAATGATTATTTTATTGCTACAAAACGTGGCGTACTTGATGAAATTAATAATAAAGTATTCTATCAAACATTTCCGGAAGGCAAGGAAAAAGGCACAAGCGCATTGACCACCAAACAGCAAGAGAATCAGCATAGAACTGTTAAAAATGCTATTTTGACTAAACAGAATAAGAGTGGTTCAACGGTTGTTTCTGTTGCTGCCGGCACAAAAATCAATATGCTCGACACAAGTAATACTAATATTTTTGATAGTAAAAATGAAGAAAACTTAAATGATAGAATGGCTCTCGGACTTGGTATCGCGGGAGCTTTATTAAATGGTGTTGGAAGTGGTAGTTATGCAGCGCAAGAGCAGAACCTTGAATTGATTACAAGGCAGGTTTGTCAATGGGTTGAACAAATAGCAAATGAATTAAATAAATGTATTGCTGAAAACATCATTAAAGATAAAAACAATAAAGCAGAAGTAAACTATTTGCCCATTACTTGTGTAAATCAAAAGCAAAAAGTTGCTGATTTTAAGGATTTATATTTGCAAGGCAATGGTTCAATAACCGCTTGGGCGGCGGCTTGCGGATTATCAGAAGAAGTATTTACGGCATTGTTAGACCACGAAAAAGAAGAAAAGTTTGCGGAAAAATATCCTCCGCACCAAACAAGTTTTACGTTATCAAAAACAGATAATAAGGGTGGTAGACCAGAAACTGATAATCCTACTGAAAATACAATTAAATCACAAGGAAACAACGGCAATAATATGCCGTCACCTTCCGATAAAAAGTAACGCACCCGTTGGGTGCTTTTTTTGTTGATAAAAGGCAGCTTTTATTGCCTTTTTCATATATACAAAATTCCAAAGAAAGGCGGTGAAAATGAATGAAAACATTTGAGATTTTTAGCGAGTCTAAAAAGAAAGGTCAAAATGGTCGGCGCAAATTCAAACTCGTATTGTATAAGATTCAGCCTGATAGCTGTATTGATACGGAAAATGAAGTTGGTACTGAGTACAACCTAAACGGTATCACTTGGATAAGAGAATACTGCGAACAAGCATTAGACAGCATTGAGGGTATGTTTCTTCGTTGTGAATTTTTGAATGAGGAAAGAACTGAAATTTGCGGACACGGAATGACTGAAATTAAAGATGGAGTACCTGTCTTTGAAAACGCGACCACAATCGGTAGATTCACCAAAGGTTATATCCAAGAAATTGAAAATGAAGATGGTGAAACGATTTTGGCTTGTATCGGCGAAGGAGAGATAGACTCCAGTTGTTATAAGAATTTCTGTGACAAACTCGACGAAGATATTGCGCAAGGTATTTATCCACAAGGCAGCGTGGAAATTATGCGTGCGGAAGATGAGGATGGAATTGTTTATAAGTATGGTTACAAAGACTTAGGAAGAATCCCGATGAAGTTCATTCACAGCGGATATGCGCTGATTGGTATAAAACCAAGTGATTCCGCAGCTAAATTATTGGAATTAAATTCACAAAACAAGGAGGAAACGACTATGACCGAAGCCCAAATCAAGGCACTCGTTGAGCAGACCGTTTCTACATATACAAATGCAGAGGTCGAAATTAACCAATGCAAAGAAGATTGCGAGAAACAAATTGCTGAAATTAACGAAAAAATGGATGCTGTAGTTGCAGAAAAGAATGAAGCTGTCGCTACATCTGAGGCTATTCAAAAAGCTCTTGATGAATGTAAAGCTGAATTTGCTGCTCTCGATGAAAAGTATAGCACTCTTTGCGCAGAAGCTAATGCTTTGCGTGAGGAACTTGGCAAAGCTAAGGCTCGTGAGCGTATTGGTGAATTAAATGCTGCGATTGCTAATTTTTCTGATACAGAAAAGGAATACGCAAAGGCTGAAATCGAAGCCTTTAACGCTGACCCCGTGAATGTTGAAATCAACTCTGTTGTAAGCAAGATTTATGAGGGTATCGGCAAAACAGCGAAAGCTGATGAAGATAAGAAAGTCGCAGAACAAAATGCGGCTAAAACACAAGTTGAGGACATTTTTGCGGCAGTAGAAGTAATTACTCCTGCTGTTGAGGAAGATGTCGATATTTTCGCCTAATTTAATTAATAGAAAGGAAGATGACAAATGATTAAATTTGCAACTATTGGTGCGGGCGTTGCCGCTAAGAACGACCCTACTATCACTTCTAATAGTGCAGTAGCAAATTATACTTTCCTTACTTACGAAGGAACTCTTTATCTAATTATGAACATTATCAACGGCGATGATTCTTATGTTGATGATATTACTATTCCCGCCGGCGAACATCTAAGAGGTATTGACGTAAAGAGCATTGAGGGCTTGAAACTGATTGTTGATGGCAAACATATTACTTATGCTTCCGGCAAAACCATTGCCGATGTTGTTAAAGATACCATTCTTACCGTTGGTAATGATGGCAAGTTGGCTGTTGCACAGGCTGCTCCTGAAAGTGGCGTGTACTTCAAAGTTACAAAGATTGGCGTTAAGTTGACCGAGGCTGCTGTTGAAGTCAAGGTTTGCGTAGCCTAATTAAAATTCTAAAGAAAGGAAGATGTGACTTATGTTTAATACAATTATTGAACTTAATAATGTGCGCAAAGACGCTAATTATATTACAAATGCTGACGCGCAAAGACTTCATTCACATTCTGCTATCGTAGAGGTTTTCTCTGCTATGGCTAATGGTGAAGAAATTAGCAAGTTTGGTGTGGTTGCTGATAAGGCTGTTAAGCACATCAAGAGTCTTGGCGAGCGTGCCGAGTCCGGCGACACTTCTGCTATCGCAGAGTTGAACACAATTAGACGTTATGTTATTGAGTCACCTGTTTTGCAAGAAATCAAACTTCTTGGTATTTTTGGTTCTTTTGAGCAGGTTGGTTTCGATGATTCTATCGAGCGTGAAAATTATAAGCCCGTTGGTGAGTTCTCTCGTATGCAGGCTAATAACGGCGACGTTACTTTCCCTGCCATCACAAGGGAGAAATATCCTGTTGGCACAAAGACCATTTCTGGCGGTTATGCTGTAGATTATCGTAGAGTGGCACTTGGCGATATGACTAAAGAAAATGAAGGTCTTAATATTGTTAAGACTGATATTTATAACCGTGCTATGAACTACATTATCATTACTGTTTACAATGCTATTAAGAACGCTAATGGCGTGAAGTATTGGGATGAGGGTCAGACTGGTCTTACAAAGGCTGGTGCTGACGGTGTAATCACAAAGGTTCGTAGAAACGGTAAGCCCACTGTTATCGGTGATTATGCTATGCTTGCTCAGTTTACTCCGTGGGCTGGCTATGTAGGCACTATCAATAATACCACAATTACTGGTATTTCTGAAAAGACAATGGACGAGCTTGCTTCTCGCGGTCTGCTTGCTACATACAATGGCGCAAACCTTGTTGAAATGCCTAATCCTTACAATGAGTATGAGATGAACGCTGCTGGCGATAACTTTGCTACTTTGTCGCCTATCAACATTGCGTATGTTATTCCTGTAAACGGCGTTAAGTCACCTATCAAGACTTGGGTTCGTGGTGGTTTGACTTCTATGACTGGCGATGATGTTAAGAGCGGTCAAAAATTAACGAGATTCGATTTGGAAATAGCTTGCGATGTGGCAAAGGGTCAGGAACACAGAATCGGTGTTCTTTGCGATGCTTCATTGGGTTAATATAACTCATTTTTAGATTGATGATATGGGGAGTTGCTTAAATGTAACTCCCCAACAATTATAAACGGGAGAAATAGTCCAATGGAAAACAATGTTAATTTTTATTGTTACTCTCTGAGATTATTTCATTTTCTCTCGGCGTTTTCTGAAAAATGTTATGTATCAAAAATAAATACAATTAGCAATACACGCTATTGGGTGTTCAGAAAATCCAAAAGGCTCGATGATTTAATCTCCCTCTATAATGAGGTAAAACACAAATATTAGTTGTAATCAAAAATAATAATTGAAACGAGGTATTGAATATGGCAGAAACAAAAGCCAAAAAGTCCACAACAAAAAAAGTTGAGGCAACCGATGAATTGGTAGATGAAGTTGAATTTTTAGATGCAGATTTAGACAAAAGAGTATCTGTTCGTAATTTAGCCGATTGGCAATCAAGTATGACATTACAAAACGAGAATGGTTCAGTTGAAATTCCGCCTCATAGTGTTGCGCGAGTTTCAAGAAATGAGCTTATGGCGCAGAAAAACATCAATAATACTTCTCTTGTTGGCATTGATGGCTATGGCAGTCACGCAACTTTATATGTAGAAGATGCCGCCACTCGCTGTTGGCTTGGTTTTGAAACTAAAGATAAACCGCAAGTGTTTTTTAACGATGATGTCGTCCGTAAATTATTTGCAATGTCATTTGAAAAATTCAAAGAAAATTTGCCAAAAGAGATTGTAACAAGAGCGGAAAAATTCGCACTCAAAGACTCTATCGTAAGATTGAGATTAAATGATTATGATAAACTCCGCGTGTGCGCGAAGTATATT